CTCAAGCAAATGAAGAACATGTTATGTTTAGGGTACAGGGACAGATCTACGCCTTACAAGCTTTGAAACAACTTAGACTTAAGGTTAATGCTGATGGGTAGTTATAAAGCTGCAAAAGAAATGTACCCTATTTTAAATAAATATGATTATAAAATAGTAGACACACCAAATGAAGATAGCCCTTATTACCTAGAGCATTTTCCTCCGGGAGAAGTTGGTTCTTTAGAGATGCCCCGACCTAAAGGCATACCTTTAGAAGAGTATGGGTTGCAAATATTTAAAGATGTAAGACCTGAAGATATTGCAGGAGATATTATTTCTCATCATATTGTTAATAAAGATAAATACCTTTCAGAAAAATATAAAGATTTTAAAACCTCTACTTCCTTAGACGTAATGAAAGAAAGGTACAAGTACCATAAAGAAAATTTTAATGAACAAAGAGATTTTAACTCTTGGTCGGAAAGAACAGGATACCCCGAATTATTTAGAGGCTATGTCTTTAATCAGTTTGATGAAGAAACAAAAAACAATCTTTATAGCCCCAAACAAAAAACAGTCTTAAACGAAATTAAAGAATACATAACTAAAAAACCAAAAGACTTTGCCCAAGGAGGCTTAACAATGAACAACCAAACACAGATGGCTTTTGCTCTAGGTGGCGAGGCTGAGACAAGAGACCCAGTGTCAGGCAATGATGTACCCCCCGGTTCTCTCCCTGTTGAGGTACGTGATGACATCCCTGCACGACTATCTGAGGGTGAGTATGTTGTACCTGCTGATGTTGTACGTTTCTTTGGTGTAAAATTCTTTGAAGATATTCGCATGGAAGCAAAAAAAGGCTTGCAACAGATGGATGTTGATGGTAGAATAGGCGGTGAACCTATTCCCCCACAGATGCAGATGGCTCAAGCACCGGAGCAAGACATTGACGCAATGATTGATGCTGAGATGGGTAACATGAATGCTGGTGGTTTAATGTCTGGGTATGCTGAGGGTGCAGCGGTTACTGCTCCTTCATATACACCGGGTGGTGGGTTTGGTTATGGCTATGGTTCACAACCAATGTCAGCACCTCAAACAATGGCACCCCCTGCTCCTGTTGCTCCTGTGATTACAGGTGGGGCTGAACCTGTTGCTCGTCAAGAACCTGTAGGGGGTTGTCCTGAAGGAACTTTATGGAATGGTTATCTCTGTGCTGTTAATTTAAGTTATAATCCAAATGCAGGAGATCTTCCTGATGATCCTGAAACAACACCAGTAGAAAAATGGTATGAAGAGGATGGTGGTAAAGCACTAGTTAATCCAGAAGAATACATAAAAGAACAGTTTAATAAAGGTTCAGGAACTTCTGATATTAATCCCCTTGTTCCCAAGGGCGCAGGTATACAATTAGCATTTGGAATTTTTGATCTTGTAAATAAAAAATCAAGCATTTCTAAAGCGGCTGCTGCTTATAGGCTTGCAGAAGCTAGAGATCAAATAATAGAAGGCAGCGACTTAGCAAAAATAGGAGACCAACTTTTTGGAAAAGGCGATTCTTTAGGTAAAGGGCTTGTTGCCTCTTTGTCTAATGGAGATTGGAAATTAAATAGTTATGCTAGAGATCTTGGTTTTAAAAATTGGGAAGACTCTCAGTCAGAAGGAACTGTGGAAGGTAAGAGTGTCCAGACCACCTCTAGAGGCAAAACCACAACTGCCCCAATGTTTACAGGAATTACTAAAAAAGCAGCGTGGAAATCTTTAGATAAATACTTAAGTTTTAAAATTGAAGAGGGGCCAAGAAAAGGTCAAGCATTTAACTTTGATCCTGCAGAACTGGCTGAACTTAGAGATACTATTATTTACACTGATGAAGATAGAGGTGGTCCTACTGGTGCAGGTGCAACAGCTAATATTATTTCAACAGAAGAAAAAGATGGTACTACATCAAGCTCAACTGGATTTGATTTTAACAACCCTCTTGCTTCACGCAAGTATGGGCCGCTGCCAGCCTCAGCAATAACTAGAGAAGTTACTCCTATCAGCTCTTCTGAACGTGCTAGATTAAGTGGCAATACTAGTAACAGCTCAAATACCTCTAATAACGTTGGTACGAGATTTAGCAGTAGAGGTAAAAATAAAAACAAAGGTGGTCTAATAACTAAACGTAAGAAGAAGTAACAATAAGGCTACCCAGCTACGGCTGGCCCCAATATAAAAGGAAAAAATATGCCTGAACTACAAACAATGGAATCCCCAAAGATTGCGGGATTTGTTAATCCTAACTTTAATCGTAATCGTAAACGTATAGAAGAAGATGAGAAAGAACTAGAAGCTCTTGAAGCTAGTACAGAAGAAGTTAAAGAAGAAGAAGAAGTGGTAGCTTCTGAAGAAGAGCAAGAGGTAGATGACAAAGATCTTAGTCGTGAAGAAAAATCTTTTAAGAAACGTTATGGTGATGTACGGCGTCACATGCAACAGAAAGAAAAAGAATGGGAAGAAAAATTTGCTGCACTAGAGAACCGTCTCGGTGAAGAAAACATTCGCCCACCTAAGTCTGATGAAGACATTGAGTCATGGGCTGCTGAGTACCCTGATGTAGCTAGTATTGTAGAAACAATCGCTGCTAAAAAAGCTCAAGAGATGTTCAACAAAGCAGAAGATCGTTTGCAGAAACTAGATGCTAAAGAAGCTGAGATTTCTCGTACATCTGCTGAAGATAATATTCGTAAAGCTCACTCCGACTTTGACAAACTACGTGAGGCTGATGACTTTCATGACTGGGTTGATGAACAACCTAAGTGGGTACAGAATGCCCTCTATGAAAACTCAGATGATGCTGACTCAGTAATCCGTGTTATTGATTTGTACAAGGTTGATAATGGTATGACTAAGAGTGACTATGCAGCTAATCGTAAGAATGCTGCTAAGACTGTTAAGAAAGGTTCTAAGGCTAAGATTGAAGCAGATCAGTCTGCTGGATCATACAAAGAATCTGATATTGCTAAGATGTCTGCTAAAGACTATGAGAAGCAAGAAGAAGCAATCACTGCTGCAATTAGGTCTGGTAAATTTATTTATGATTTATCTGGCTCTGCACGTTAATATACTATTGACAAAGTAAAATTTGTTAGTATAACTAGGGTTAGTAAAAAGAAGCCACCGTAAGGTCTACCTTCTATACTGACCCCCCACTAAAGCTCAAACAAAAATACAAAGACTACCTGTATTAAGTCTAGGCCCGTATCAAACTAGTTGGCCGATTAGTTAAATTACGCACCCTAAACACTCAGCCTCTTTATTATACTGTTTAGCTCAACAAAGCCTAAACTTTATAGGAGGATCTATTATGGCTTTCGCAACCACATCAGGTTATGGGAATCTACCAAACGGTAATTTTAGCCCCGTAATCTACTCAAAAAAAGTACAGCTTGCTTTCCGCAAGAGTACTGTTTGTGGCGATATCACAAACTCTGATTATATGGGTGAAATTTCAGCGCAAGGTGATACCGTACAAATCATTAAAGAACCTGAGATTTCAGTAAGTTCATACTCCCGTGGTACAAGTGTTACCGCACAGGATTTGGACGATGAGGATTTCTCACTCGTAATTGACAAAGCTAATTACTTTGCTTTCAAAATGGATGACATTGAAGAAGCTCATAGCCACGTCAACTTCATGGACCTTGCAACCAACCGTGCTGCATACCGTCTTGCTGACAACCATGACCAAGAAGTTCTTGGCTACATGGCTGGTTACGCACAGGCAAGTCAACACGCACAAGCTAACGCTTTGAACACCAGTGTCAATGGTGAGAAAGCTGTGGCTACTGCAGGTGCTAACGAATTGCTTGCTTCTATGCAACTGCATAAAGGTGACTTTGGAAATATTACTACCACTTCTGCTGGTACACATTCCATCCCGCTGACTGCACGTATGCCCGGAGCAACCTCGTTGCCGACTGCTACTGCTTCCCCAGCAATGGTTATTGCTCGTATGAAGCGTTTGCTTGATCAACAGCAAGTTGACTCACAAGGTCGCTGGCTGGTTGTAGATCCAGTATTCATGGAAATTCTTGCTGATGAAGATTCACGCTTCATGAATGCAGATTTCGGTGAGTCCGGTGGACTGCGTAACGGTCTGGCTGTAGCTAACTTCCACGGCTTCCGTGTATACTCTTCGTCTAACCTGCCAGCGGTAGGCACTGGACCGGGTACTTCGGGTACAGCAAACCAGTTGACTAACTTTGGTGTTATTATGGCGGGACATGATTCCTCCGTAGCAACTGCAGAGCAAATCAATAAAACAGAATCATATCGTGACCCTGACAGCTTTGCTGACATTGTTCGTGGTATGCATCTATACGGTCGTAAGATTCTTCGTCCTGAAGCAATCGTTACTGCCCGTTATAACGCAGCATAGGAAGGACATAGAAAATGGCTACTCTTACTACATTTCTAAAGCCTGTACATGGGCGGGGCAATCCTTCACGAAAGCCCTACTTGATTGAAAATATTGTTGACCTTACTGCAAGTGCGGTTGACGCTTCTTCAGGCGATATCATTCAGGCACTGACTGTTCCTGCAAGTACTGTTATTCTTTGGGCTGGTATTCAGGTTAAAGAAAGTGCAACCATGAACACTGGTAGTAATGCTACTGCAATTCTTGGTTCAGCAGTAGATGACAACGAGTACGTTGCTTCATTTGATATTGATGGCGCTTCTGATGGTGTTTATGCACCCACAGTAGCACAAGCTGCTGTGCTTGTTGCTGCTGCTGCAGATACGCTGGATTTAACTTTTACTGGTGACGGTGCAACTTTCACTGCAGGTAAGCTGCGTGTCTTTGCAATGTTGATGGACGTCAGTGAAATTGGTGTTAGTTCTGCCGATGAAGTAGATCGTGATCTGCTGGCTTAACTTAAAATATATACTTTTGGGGCTGGCTATATGCTGGCCCCTTTAGTGCATCTTAAGGAAACATAATGGCATATAATTATC